CGCGCCGGCGAGCTCAATGAGGACTTCGACAAGCTGGAGAAGTCCGAGGAGATCGTCGGGCATACGCAAAATCCGGCGCAGTTCCGGCAGGACATGGAACTGATCGGCAAAGCGATGAACGTGTTCGGCGATACGCTGCGGCCGTCCGATTTCTACGATTTTGCGAAATACGCGCGCCAGGCCGGCCAGAGCTACGGCCAGGATTTTCTTCTCGGCGTAGGGCCGACGCTGATTCAGACCATGGGCGGAAAGAGCGCCGGCATGGCCATGGCCAGCTTCTATCAACAATTCGTCGGCGACAAGATGAACAAGGCCGCCGCCGGAATGATGGAAAAATACGGGCTGCTCGATAGCAGTAAGGTCCATTTTACCAAGGCCGGTTTGATCAGCCATATCGATCCGGGCGCGCTCCGCGACAGCGCACTGGCAAAGTCCAACCCTTACGAGTGGATCAATAAGGTTCTCATTCCGAACCTCCGGGCGCACGGCGTCACCACTAAGGAGCAATTCGAGGACGTCGGCGCGGTTCTGGCCTCCAAACAAACGACCGGCCAGGCGCTTGGAATTTTCGCCACACAGCAGGTGCGCATCGAAAAAGACTTGGCGTTGGAGCTCCACGCAATGGGCCTCGATCAGTCGCTCGCCGAGATTCGCAAACATGATCTCCCCCTGGCGTGGCAAGGCGTAACCGAGCAGTTTCGAAATTTGCTCGCCGCGGCGGGATCGCCGCTTAACGATCCCGCTGCCGGCGCGCTGAATTCTCTCTCCGGCTGGATGGTAAAACTCGAACAGCACTTCAGCGCGCTCGATAAATCGACGCAGGCGGAAATCAGTTCGGCAGCCGCCCTTACGACGACGATCGGCGGCATTGGCTTGGCGGCTAAGGTGCTGACGCTCGGATTGAGCGGCACCGCTGCCGCGATCGGCCGGCTTATACCCCTGGCATCGATGGCGGCGGCGCTCTGGGAAGCCGCGCACATAGCCATAGATATCGGGAAGTGGGCGCAAGATAAGTTCGGCAACAAACAAACGATCGGCACCGTTCCGGGCATCGGATGGGTGCCCGGCGCCGATACCGCCGGCGACATCGCGAAGAGCTCCGGCATGCCGCACCTCAGCGGCAACGCGAAGAGCCTCGGTATGCCACACGTCAGCGGCTCAGCCGATCTTAACGTCCAGGTCCAGGTCGAGCCGTCGGACAGCTTCATCAGCCGAATTATTTCGGCGCTACGCAACGAAATCAGCGTCGGCGATCATGGCACGGCGGGTTCAACCGGCCGGTCTATGCCCGAGGCAGCGCCGAATCCGTGAGCAAAAAAATGATCTCGGTCTCAGCGCTCAGTCGATCAGTAACCGATCTTGGCATCAATATCGGGGAAGCTTTGCGCAAAGCCGTCGTCGGCTGTCACCAGCGCGATCAATCCCGTGGGGATATCCTTGCGGTCAATGCGCCGGAAACCTGGAAACGGCGCCAGAAGCCGTTCGTCAGGCAGTCCGATATAGATATCGCAAGTCAGCGGCTCGCGCGCCGGCGGCATCGTCATCAGCATCATGAGGTCGTAAGGGCCGCCAAGCTGCATCTGCAACTCGCCGACGGTCTCTTGCACCAAGCCGAATTCGCGGCCGCTGACAGTCTTGGCAGCAAATATCGTCACTTCCACTCCTCCACTCGCGTCCCCTGCAGGTCCGATGCTCGGCCGGCGGCGGTAAACGCCGCGTTAACGGCGCCCGTGGGGAGCAGGATGAGACTCGTCACCGGGTAAGCCAAGGTGGAGCAAGCACATGAACCGGGGCAGGCCACATCAGGCGCGAGTGCAGCGCGGCGAGTCCGCGTCGCCATGGCCCCGGACGGCACGGACTTCAACGACGTGCTGCGCTCGCCGGGCGGCGCCGATCGGATCGTGGCGATTTTCGACGCCGCGCTGCCGATCGGAGATCCGACGCAAGGGACCGAATATCAGCAGCAGCTCGCCGACGCTGGCCAGGCCCGCACGGTTACACGCAAGCGCCGGCGCGCGGCGGCGGCCGATGCGGCAGCTACCGCACCCGAAAGAAACGGGCACGCGGACGGCGCCCACAAGCCGCCGGCGGCCGGTTCGGCTGGCGATGCCGGCGGCGGAGCTGCCCCGTCTGGCGCCAATCAAAGCGACGACGAGCCGTCTGATCCGCGTAAATTCGGCTTCAGCATCGAATCCCTCAATCGGGAGTACGCGGTGGTGATGGTCGGAAGCCAGGCCGCGGTCTTTCAGGAACAGCCGCACGCGCGGCTGGTCGAGCATCAGGTCCGTATGCTCGGCATCGATGGTTTCAAGACGTGGTTTCGCAATCGCTTTACGGAATATCGCGGCCGCGACGGCAAGATCAAGTGCACGACCTGGGCGACCGCGTGGCTCGATTCGCGCGAGCGGCGCCAATATCAGGGCATTGAATTCTTTCCCGATCCGCGAAACGCGCCGGGCAGTCCGCACTATTTGAACTTGTGGAGCGGCTTCGCGGTCGCGCCGGCGCCGACGCGCGATTGGCGCCGATACAAGACGTTCCGCGATCATCTTCTGACCAACGTCAGTAGCGGCGACGACAAGCTCTTCAATTGGGTTTTCGGGTTTTTCGCCCACATGGTGCAGCGGCCGCGCGAGCGGCTCGGCATCGCGCTGGTGCTTCGCGGGAAAATGGGGACCGGAAAAACCAAGGTCGGCGAGGTCTTCGGTTCGCTGTTTCCGCGGCATTATTTTCTGGTTGACGATCCGCGCTACGTCACCGGGCAGTTCAACGCCCACATGGCAAGCTGCCTGTTGCTGCAGGCCGACGAGGCTGTGTGGGCCGGCGACAAGGCAGCCGAGGGTCGACTCAAGGGCCTGATCACCGCACCGATGCAACAGATCGAAGCCAAGGGCATCGATCCGATCCGGCTCGATAATTTCGTTCGGCTGATCATGACGTCGAATGAAGATTGGGTCGTACCCGCCGGCAAGGACGAGAGGCGCTTCGCGGTTTTGGACGTCGATCCGCGTTGCGCGCAAAATCACGACTATTTTGCCGAGATGGCTCGCGAGATGACGGGCGGCGGATTGGCCCACTTGCTGGCCGATCTGCTCGCCTTCGATCTCGCCAGCGTCGACCTTCACAATGCGCCGCGCACCGATGCACTGCTCGAACAAAAAATCAGATCGCTCAATTCGGTCGAAAGTTGGTGGTTTGCGCGGCTGCAGAGCGGGACAACGACGCGGCACGATACGGAATGGCGCCGGCAGATTCCGATCGCGGCGCTGTTCGACGATTACGTCGCCACAGCCGAGAAAATCGGCGTGAAGCGGAAGCAAGAAGAGACCGTTTTCGGCATCACGCTCTCCAAACTTATGCCCGGCCTGCCAAAGCGGCGGCTGAGGGTGCCGATCGAAGATGCTCATAGCCTCTCGATCAAACGGGCCTGGTGCTACGAGCTGCCGCCGTTGAGCGAGGCGAGAGAAAATTTTGCGAATGCCGTCGGGCAGAGGGTCGGCTGGCCGCCAGATGATGATGCCTCGGTCGAAGAAAAGGGAGGGGACGATGAAGTCCCACTGTGAAAAATCGGCGTTCAAAGGCCGAAAACGGTCCTACCTGTCCTACCTGTCGCATGAGGTAGGACGCGCAAACGGAGCAACAAAACCAATGGTTAGTCCTACCGGTCCTACCGGTCCTACCTATTTGCCTCGCGCGCACGCGCGCGCGCGAGAGGGGAGCAACACGCCCGGTGCGAGTGGCGGCACGCGGTTGGGCCAAAAACTGTTTCTCACAATGGCACCAGAGGTAGGACCGGTAGGACCGGTAGGACCGCACCAATCAAATCAGGCCGAATATGTCGGTCCTACCTTCCTTTTTGTTGAGAGTAGGTAGGACCGGTAGGACCAGGGCAGGAGTGAAGAGAATGGCAGGCGGCGTTATCTTCCAGATCGATACCAAATCGATCGAACGATTGACCGGCAGGCTTGTTGCCGCCGGCAAAGGCATCCGGCCGGCGCTGGCGCGGGCGATCAACCATACGGGCGCCAAGGCGCGTACGCAGGTGTTGCGGGCGCTGGTCAAGCAAACCGGCGCAAAATATGCAGCCGTCCGCAAAACCATACATTCGAAGCCGGCCAGCGTCGGGACACTGATCTACCGGATCGTATCGAGCGGTGCCTACATGTCGCTGAAGGAATTCGGCGCGCGGCAGACGAGCAAGGGCGTGAGCGCAGCGCCGTGGAACAAGCGCCGAGTGTTTCCACACACCTTCATCGTATCGTCGCTGGGCGGCCACGTCTTTGAGCGCAAGGGCGCTTCCCGCCTCCCGATCAGGAAGCTGTGGGGACCCGCGATTCCAAAGGAAATGCTGAAAGACCTATCAAAGGCGGCATTCGAAACAACGGTCGCGACAGAGCTGCCTGGCCGCGTCGCGCATGAGGTCGATGCCATTCTCGGCGGCATCGTACGCGACTAGGCGGACCAGGAAAGGGATACCCATGACATTCAATCAATCTCGCGCAGCATCGGATGAGCGTGCCGTCTCGGATTGCTGGCCGGTTGCCTCGGTACTCCGCGAGGGTCGCGGGTCCTTCCTGGCCCAAGACGCACGCGGTAGCGCTGCGCCCGAGAAAGCACCAGCTGCAATCTCCGAAAGCTGACCTGACCAGCCTGACTGGACCTGACTCCCATGAGCACTGAGCGCAACACCGACGGCAACGAAGCGACGGCAGAGGCCGGCTTGTGGCTGTCGATGGCCGATCTCGCCGAGCTGAAGGGACAGGCCCGGCAGACGGTGTGGGAAAAGGTTACGCGATTACAGGGCGACGGACTGTTGCATACGCGGCCAGGACCGAAAGGCACCAAGCTGGTCAACGTGGCCGAGTTCGATCGCCTGGTCGGCGAGACGACAGATTTTGCCCGGCAACAAGGCGCAGCAACGCGTGCGGCGAACGAGGCTGGCGACCTGCCGATCGGCGCGCCGCCGGCAGACATGCGGTTTACGGACGCGCAGCGGCAGAAGACGCAATACGAGGCGCAGCTCAAGGCGCTCGAATTCGGCGAGCGGTCCAGACAGCTTGTCTCGGTCGCCAGCGTCAAACGCGACGTCGAGAAGCTCTTTAACGCTTGCATAGGTTCGCTGGACAGCCTGGTCTTACGCGCCGAGGAAGTCACCGCGGCCGCGATCAAGGAGGGCATCCCCGGCGTGCGCCAAGTGCTGGCCGATGCGGCCTTCAAAATCCGGGCCGCGATCGCGACGGCGCTGCGCGAGGTGGAAACCGCAAACCGGGCAAACGACGCGGACGGCGTCGAGATGACGCTCGATGACACAGACAGCGAGCCGCCGCTATGAAGATTACGCTCGCCACGTCCTGGCTAACGCTTGCCGCCGGCACTCTGGCCGCGCTGTTCGAGCCGCCGGTGTCGATCGCACCTTCGGCGTGGGCGGCCGAGCATGTGGTGCTGCCGGACGGCGAATATGCCGGACAAAAAATCGATCTGACCCGCACCCCGCACATCGTCGAGCCGCTGAACCTGCTAGGCCCTGACTCGCCATGCAATGAAATTGCGATTCGAAAAAGTGGGCAGACCGCATTTACGACGATGCTGCTCTGCTCGGTCGCCTATTCGATCGATCGCGACCCGTGCGACATGGCCATGGTGCTGCCGACTGAGGCCGCGCTGACCAAATTCAATTCGATGAAGCTGAGCCGCATGATCGAATTGACGGAGCCGCTTGGCGGAAGGAACGGCCGCGGAGGGAAGGTTTACCCGCACACCTCGCGCTCGGCACGCGCGTCGACGACCAATGAGAAGAAATTTTCGCGGGGCTCGCTCAATTTGTTGCTGGCATCGTCGCCGTCACAGCTCCGCATGCTCACGCTGCGCAAGGTGTTTTGCGATGAGGTGGATGAGTATGAGGACGACCTAGAAGGACAAGGCGACCCGCTGACGCTGATTGCTCGCGCGCAGAAATCTTTTATCGCGTCGGGCATGTGGAAGCGCGCCTATATCTCGACGCCGACGGTCGAGGGTGCTTCTAAAATAGATCAGAAATTCCAGGCCGGCGATCAGCGGCAGTGGCACGTCGCGTGCCCGCACTGTCAGACCCGCATCGTGCTCGGCTGGCATGCACCTTACGATCCGGCGACTTGGGGTTTCAAGTTCAGCAAAACCTATCCGCACAAGGCCCACTACGTCGCGCAATGCTGCGGCGGCATCATCGAGAGCTGGCAAAAGCGCTCCGTCTATCTCACCGGCGAATGGCGCCCTACGGCGCCAGGTCCCGGCAAGTTTCCGAGTTACCATTTTGACGAAATCTCGGCGCCGTTCTCCTCGTGGGATCAGATTGCGAAGGACTTTGTCGACGCGGCCGATGATCCAACAAAATTGAAGGCGTTTTGGAATCTTTCGCTGGGCCTCCCGTTCGATATTAGTGGCGATGCGCCCGATCACGAACTGCTGATGCAACGTCGCGAGGATTACCGCCAGGGCCACATTCCGCCGGGCGCGTTGCTGCTCTCCGCCTTTGTCGACGTTCAGATGCGCGGCCTTTACGTCGAGGTGGTCGCGTGGGCGCCCGATCAGCAGAGCTGGACCATCTTCGCCGATTACCTCGACGGTGAAACGACGGAGGTCGACGCCGGCGCCTTTGCCGAGTTGACCAAACTTTATCTGCGGGAATGGCCCGACGCCTTCGGCAACAAGTGGCGCCTGGACGAGATCGGCATCGACTCCGGCTACCGCACTGACGTCGTTTACGAGTGGTCGCGCCGGCATCCCGGCGCCAAGGCGACCAAGGGCGTCGATGGCTGGGCGAAGGTGCCGCTCGGCGTTGCAAGCGACCAGGACGTTGATTACCGCGGCCGCAAAATGAGAAGTGGCGCCAAGCTGCGGCTTATGGGCACTTGGCCGCTCAAGTCGAAATTCTACACCTACGCGGCGCTGACGCCGATCGTGCAGGGCTCGGCGCTGACCTATCCGCCGGGCTATTGCCACTTCGGCAATTTCCTCGACGAGAATTACTTCAAACAAATCACTTCGGAATTTCTCGACGAGGAGCGCTTCCGCGGGCGGGTGCGGAAGGTGTGGAAGGTGCGCGCACATCGCGACAACCATTTCCTCGACTGCCGCATCGGCAACCTGGCGCTGGTGAACGCCTATTTTGCAAGCTTCACCGCCGACGATTGGGCGCACCGGGCGAAAGACCGCGGCGTGCCTGCCGATCTCCAGGCGCCGGACCTGTTCACGCCGAAAGAGTTTCAGGCGACTGCGGATCGTTCGGCGCCGGCGCAGCAAGCGCCCGCGGCCGAGACAGAAACAACTAATCAGAAAGGCGATGAGATGGACGCCTATTTCGAGAGACTGGCGGCGCTGAACGGCGGCGCGCCGCCGGCCGCGCCTAAGAAGACTGAGGACCGGGGCTTTCACGGCCTTTACGGCGACTCGCTCTCGCGGCTCAACCAGGGGACATAGCGATGATGAAACGACCGACACAATCCGCGCTGGCACTCGTCGCCGGCGCCATGGCCGACGTGTTCCGGGCCGCGTCTGACGCTGCCCCTGCCATGAAAGCTTCGCTGCCGCACGAGCCTAAAATCTACTTCGCCGATAATTCCCGCCTGTGGCCGGAAGCCGATGCCAAGATAGAGCGGAGCCGGGTTGAGGCGCTCTGCCGGCCACGCGGGTTTGAATGCGTCTGGCCTTGGGAGCATTTTTGTTTTTCGGGGCTTTCGGACGTGAAAGCAAACGCCAGAGTATTGCCCAAGGCGCCGTTCGTTTACCTTCGGGAAAGCGCGGCAATCGTCGCCGAGGTGACGCCGTTCCGCGGGGTGAGCCTTAATCCCGTGATTGCCTTCGAGATGGGCATCGCTGTGCTGCTCGGCCTGCCGGTGTTTGCATGGACCACGGCACATGACGGACATCATCCGGTGCCGCATGATCGCATGCGTCGCTTTCTGAAAGGCTGGCCTTTTCAGTCTTTGGCTGCCCGGCTTGTGCGCGGTGCGCCGCTCAGCTCGTTTCTCATAGGGGCAGGTCGCTATCACTATTGGGACATGCAGGGCTTTCGCGTCGAGCATTCCAACATGGTTGAAAGCGCAGTGATCGCCGGCAATTTCACAACGCTTTCCACTTCGGTCGATGAGGCGATCGAGTGCTGCGCTTCCCACTTTGCGCGCCGTGCTCAGACACGCGCTGCGCCGGCGGCCGGCGATATTGTCCACTGAGGGAACTTGACGGCGGATTCGCAATGAGATTCCGTTCGCTCCAGGAACTGCCGCTTTTTGCCGATGACGGTGCGCTCGGCACGGCTTTGCTTGGGACGGACCGATCGCGGGACTGGCCGCCATTGGCGGCGATACTGGAGCGCAGGGGCTTGCCGAAGGTCGATGCGCTCATGGGTGGCCGGTACGTGCCGGCGGTTAGGGCGTTTTTCGATCGCGATTATGGACTCGCCGGCGCGTCAGCGCCGCTGACGCCGGACGGTCCCGAGGAGTTGGGTGCATGGAAAAGCCGCAAGCACCAGGCCTAAGATGGCGCGCCGCGAAAGGCGGCGATGTGCCGCTCTGGCGCGCCAGCAAAGCAGCGATAGTCGCCGGCTATCCGGTCAAATCGGCAAACCTCTCGTTGTTTGCTCACGATGTACGGCTGTTGACCCAGCGATGCGAGCGGCTTCAGGCCGAAATGAACGAATGGGTTTCCGGCCGGCGGGATACGCCGGTCAAGGGTTTTGACGGCACCGTCCGCTCGCTGATCGAAATCTATCAGCGTGACCCGGAGAGTTCTTACCAGCGGCTAAAGCCTTCGTCGCGACACCCCTACGAGGTCTATTGCCGGCTGCTGATCATGGAGATCGGCGCGCGGCGCATTGACGCCTGCAACGGCGTCGACGCGATCCGTTGGTATAAGGCCTGGAGCGCGCCGACCGTGCCCAACGGGCGGCCCCGTCTTGCCGCGGCGCGCATGACAATGATCGTGCTCAAGACGGCGTTGTCTTGGGGCAAAGCTTTGCGGCTGCCCGGCTGCCCCGAATTTATGGCCACGATCGAGGATCTCCGTTTCCAGGCGCCTGCGCCGCGCCAGGAAGCCCCGACAGCTGCCGATATCGAAGGGGCGCGGGTTAAGGCGCACCAGCTCGGCCACGCGCCGGCGGCGCTTGCCTATGCCCTGCAGTTCGAGGGCGCCGTGCGCCAGTGGGACGTCATTGGGCAATGGATTCCACTCGATGATCCACGTCCCTCCGCAATTATCGATGGGCGCTTCAAATGGATCGGGCCAACCTGGTCGGCGATCGATGAGCAGATGGTATTCCGGGCAATCCCGACAAAGACCGAGAAAAGCTCGCGCGCGCACATCGTCGTCGATTTGCAAAGCTGTCCGATGGTGATGGAGGAAATGGCGCGGCTTTCCCCGGAGGACCGCCATGGGCCGCTGATCGTAAATCCGCGTACCCGCCTCCCCTATCGGCAGTGGTATTTCCGCGACCTTTGGCGCCGCTGCGCCGACGCGGCCGGCATCGATCGCGCAGTCTGGAATCGCGATCTACGCGCCGGCGGCATTACGGAAGCACGTCAAGCCGGTGCGCCGACGGACGACGTGGCGAAGCTCGCCAGCCACGCCAACAAGCGCACGACGGCGCGCGTTTATGACCGGGATACCCTGGAGGCGGCCCGCCGGGTTGCCGCGGCACGCCGTCAGTATCGCGGCCGGGAGGGCTAGGAAACGCGCCAGGAACACGGCGGCGCACGCCTCGCATGCGGGCTAATGATATCAAGGCGATAGGGATCGCTTTAGTTAACGCTCCGCTAACGCGCACAACTTAGGCTGACGACCGAATTCGCCTGCCAAGGCGCCTGTAGCGATCGAGTCCCGCGTTATGGAAAGCGTCAGT